GACAGCAGACGATCTCGGTATTAGGGCGGTTGGTTCTGTCTTGTTTGCCACTAACGGCAGTAGCGTAGACATGACCCTCAACTCCTCCGGCAACCTCGGTCTGGGGGTGACGCCTAGTGCTTGGTATACATCTGGTTCAACAGTCGCACAAGTTAGACAGGCTTCTTTTTACGCTGTTGATAATATTGCGCTTGAAATTGGAAATAACGCTTTCTTAACTTCTGGTGGTTCTACTTGGAACTACATCAATACAGGTTTTGCAACTCGTTATAACTCAAGCAGCGGAAGACACATTTGGTACAACGCCCCCTCCGGCACCGCAGGCGACCCGATCACCTTCACCCAAGCAATGACGCTGGATGCTAGTGGGAATTGGATGGTTGGTGGTACAACAGCAATTGGTAGAGCAACAGTTGTAGGCGGGACAACCCAAGTCGCATTCCACGATGGTAATGGCAGCAATACAAATTACGGCTATTTGAATTATGGCGGCAGTAGCGGTGAGTTAACGCTTAACGCAAACTCTAGCGGTGGTAGCACGCTTATTCGCTTTTTGACATCAAATGCGGGGACTAATGCAGAACGCGCCCGTATCACCAGCGGTGGGTACTTTAAGGCGAGTAATACGGGGACCTACGCAGACAGCACTGGCGGATACAACGAGTTTTATCAAACCAACAATACTGATTCTGTTCGTGTAACAAGTACATCTAGTGCCGTGTCTGGCGCATATGGTGTATACATCAATTTAACCGCTGATCCAAACTCAACAGATTCATTTTTCCTTCGTTGTTATGGCGATGCTAACCAACGCGCATCTATCCGATCCAACGGCGGTCTTGCCAACTACCAAGCAAACGATGTCAACTTGTCAGACGCTCGGCTTAAAACGGATATTGCCCCGGTTGCTTCGTACTGGGACAAGATCAAGTCGCTTGAGATCGTATCGTTCAGGTACAAAGACCAAACCGATGACATTGCAAACATCGGCGTAATTGCCCAGCAGGTTGAATCTGTTGCGCCTGAGTTTGTGAGCAACGATGGATTTGGCGAAGCGACAGAAGGCGAAGTGCCGTACAAGACGATCTACACGACCGATATGTATCACGCAGCCATCAAAGCCCTGCAAGAAGCAATGGCCCGTATTGAAACCCTAGAGGCCGAAGTGGCCGCACTCAAAGGGGCTTAATAATGAACTGGAACATCTCCCGTCTTGACTGCAAAGTATCAGAAGGCGATCTGTCTGACGTTTGCATCGTGGCTCACTGGCAGTGCTCGGATACCGTAGACGGCTACTCAGCTTCTGTCTACGCCACCTGCTCGCTGCCCTCGCCTGATCCTGAGTCCTTTACACCCTACGCCAGCCTGACCCAAGAGCAAGTGCTCGAATGGATCTGGGCGAATGGGGTTGACAAGGACGCCACTGAAGCGGCAGTCTTGCAACAGATCGAGAATCAAAAGAATCCGCCCGTGGTAGCGCCACCGCTGCCGTGGGCTGCGTAGAGTTGCAACCACATCAAAGTTGATTAATGTTCAAACTATCGCAATCTGACACCTACACCTGGCCGGTAACGGTCGAAGTTCCTGCTGACGGTGGACGCACTGAGAAAGCCACGTTTGACGCTGAGTTCAAGCGTCTTACACAGTCTCGCATTGAGGAGATCCGCAAGCTCATTGAGCGCGAGGAGATCCGCGACGTGGATCTGGTGCGTGAGGTGATGGTTGGGTGGTCGAGCGTAGTTGACCAGGATGGTGCGGTGCCGTTCTCGGCGCAGGCGCTGGACCAGCTGCTTGAGGTGCCAATGGTCGCTGGCAGTATCGTTCTGGCGCTGTTCGCCAGCTTGTCAGGCGCCAAGCGAAAAAACTGATTGACGCCGCCAGGCACTGGGCGCAGGGCGGCGTACAAGACGATACAGCAGAGGATCTTGCGGCGTTTGGGGCGACTGCTGAACAGCTGGACAGCTTGCCTCAAGCTGACACGGATTTTGCGGTCTGGGAAGAAAACACCGACTCTGTCGTTATGTTCTTGAGACTGCAGACCCAGTGGAACGTATCATCGACTGGCATCTTCCTTGGTTTGAACTATCCTGCTGTCGAGGCATTGTTTAAAATCCATGCTGTGGCAGATCAGGCTGCAATGATGAATGATCTGCAGACGATGGAACTTGCGGCGCTGCAGGTTCTGAATAAGCGGGAGAGCTGACGTGGCGTTAAACTTTCCTCTTGCCATCGGCATTTCTGCCAATGTGCAAGGGACGCAACAGGTCGATCGACTGACCGACAGCCTCAAGCGCATGGGTCAGCAGGGTGACACGTCGGCCCGTCAGATCAACAACGCGATGCGCCAGTTGCCGGCGCAGTTTCAGGACGTTGCTGTCAGCTTGGCAGGTGGGCAGAACCCGCTGATGGTTCTGCTGCAGCAGGGCTCGCAGATCACTACATCGTTTGGCGGAATTGGTAATGCGATCCGCGGCATTGGATCGGTTATCACGCCTGCGGTGGGTGGATTCGCGCTGCTTGCTGGAGCGATTGGTGGCGTCGGCGCGGCGTTTATCGCTGGGTACAAAGAAAGCCGCGAGTTTTCGCGCACCTTGGCATTGACCGGCAACTTCGCCGGCATCACCGCGGACAATTACGAGCGCATGGCTGAGGCGATTGCTGCGACGACGCAGGCGTCGATGTCCAACGCTCGAGGGTTTCTATCGGCTGCGGTTGGAACCGGAGACATCGGCCCTGGAGCTGTGCGGTCAGTTGCGACCGCCATGGGCAACATCCAGCGTCTGACGGGTGCCACGCGCGATGAGGTGGTCAAGATGTTCGATGGCCTAACCGATAGTGCGTCGGATTGGGCAGTCAAAACCAACCGCAATTTTAACTTTTTGAGCCGCGAGCAGTTCGCTTATATCCGGCAGCTTGAAGAACAAGGTCGCAACGATGAGGCGATTAAGTTTGCTGCGGATGCTTTAAATGATTCGCTTGCTACGCGCCAAGTAAGACTTGGCTCACTCGAACGTGCTTGGAATTCGTTGACTTCTGCAATTGGGTCAGCGCTTGACAAGATGAAAAGCATTGGCCGGGTTGAGACGGTTGGTGAGGAGCTGGCGGGGCTGCAAGCTCGGCTTGACTCTGCGAGATTTATGCAACAACGCATGACACAACGTGGGCAGATTGCACCAGGTGCGAGTCCTGAGATGCTGCGTCTGCAAGGTCAAATCGACGCCCTCAACGAAATGATGGGCCTTGAGGAACAGCAAGCTGCAATCCGTGCCGCCATTGCCGCTGACAATAAACGAGGCATTGACGAAGAAAAGAAAGCCGAAGAAGAGCGCAAAAAAGCCGCGCAAGAAGAAGCCGCGCGCGCGAAGCAGCGAGCTGACATGCTTCAAAAGGTCCGAGACGAGATCACCAAATTGACTGTTGGTGAGCTTGGTTATCAGCTGTTGCTTGCTGATCGGTTGGGCATGACAGATGACGAGATCGCGCATTACCGCAGCTTGTTGAATGCGGTGTCAGCATTGCGTGATCAAGAACGCTTAGGCGAAGAAGAACGCAAGCGTGCCGCTGACGCTCAGAAGCTGCGTGACGAGGAGTCGCGGCGATTGGTGATGGATCGCATGAAGCTTGAGGCTGAAGGCCGGCAAGTAACGGAGCAGAACCGGACGCCGCTTGAAAAGTACAACGACGAGTTGGATCGGATGCAGTCTCTGCTACAGCGAAATGTCATCACATACGATACCTATATTCGCAGTGTGCAAAAAGCATCAGAGGAATTTAGCGGCGCAGCGAAAGAACAGAAAAACCTATTGCGTGAATTGACCCAAGCGCTAGAAGGATGGGGTAAACAATCAGCAAGCGCATTTGCTGATTTTGCGATGGGAGTCAAGACATCATTTAAAGATATGGCAAGGTCTGTAATCAAGGACATCATCACAATGGTGTCGTATCAGACGCTTATGAAGCCATTATTTTCGATGTTAGGCGCTGCATTGACTCCGGCACCAACAGACATCAGTACGCTTCGCGCAATCCCTGGTTTGGCAATGGGCGGCGTTATGTCGTCCAGCGGATTGCAGCCTTTGAAGCGCTATGCCCGCGGCGGCATCGCCAACAGCCCGCAGCTTGCTGTGTTTGGCGAAGGCTCAATGCCAGAGGCTTATGTCCCGCTGCCAGACGGCCGCTCGATTCCGGTTACGATGCAAGGCGGCGGCAGCACTTCAGTTGTCGTTAACGTGTCGGTTGACGGCGGCGCTCCGCAGGTTCAGAACGATCAGGGCGCTGGCCAGCTGGGCAGGCTCATTGCAGGCGCAGTCAAGGCCGAGCTGATCAATCAACGCCGTCCTGGCGGCATTTTAGCGGCGGCGTGATATGCCTACTTTCACATACGCTCCAGATTATTCGGCACAGGTGTCAATCAAGCCGCGTGTGCGATCGATTCAGTTTGGTGATGGGTATGAGCAGCGCCAGGCTGACGGGATCAACACGCAGCCGCAGCGCTGGAACCTGACGTTTGCCAATCGTTCCAACACGGACACCACAGCCATCACTGGTTTCCTGTCCGCTCGAGGCGCGGTCGAGGCTTTCGACTGGACGCCGCCAGACTCGACAGCATCGATCAAGGTGATCTGCCGCGAATGGCAGAAGACGATGAACCGATTCAACATCAACACGGTTACCGCATCGTTTGAACAGGTGTTCGAGTGACGACACCGTCAACCATTACGTCGGAGATCCAGAAGCTCGCCCCAAGCGCGATTATTGAGCTGTTCGTACTGGATTGCACCAGTTTTGGCGGCAGCCTGTATCGTTTCCATGCTGGCACCAACCAATTGCGTGGCAATGTCGTCTGGCAAGGCAACACTTACACTGCTTTTCCTATTCAGGTCGGCGGGTTTGAGTTTTCGGGTAATGGTCAATTGCCAAGACCAAAGATTGCTGTGTCCAACGTGGCCGGGACGATCACGGCGCTGGTGCTGGCATACTCGGATCTTCAAGGTGCGAAGGTCACCCGCAAGCGCACGTTGGTCAAGTATCTTGATGACGCAAACTTTAATCAGCAGTCGCTGGACTTGAACTTCACTGCGCAGGACTATCGCGTGCGGTCCAGCAGCGCGGATCCGACCGCGGAGTTTGCTGACGAGATCTTTTACGTTGATCGAAAGGTCGTCGAGACCAAGGACGTTGTCGAGTTCGAACTTGCTGCGGCGTTTGATGTTGCTGGGGTTCAGCTGCCGCGCAGGCAGATCATTCAAAACGTCTGCACTTGGAAGTACCGCAGCACGCAGTGCGGATACTCTGGCAGCAACTACTGGAATACGTCCGATCAAGTTGTCGGTTCGCTCGCGCTGGATGCGTGTGGCAAGCGTTTGTCCAGCTGCAAGCTGCGGTTTGGCGAATACCAACCTTTGCCGTTTGGCGGGTTCCCAGCAGCTGGGCTCACGCGATGAGACGCGATGCCTACACGCATGCGATGACCGAGTTTCCGCGCGAGTCTTGCGGTCTGGTTGTCATGGCGAGCCGCGGGCCAACGTATCACCCGTGCGACAACCTATCAAACGCAGCATCATGTTTTCTGATGGACCCAAACGACTACGCTCGAGCTTCTGACATGGGCGAAGTGGTGGCGGTAGTGCACAGTCACCCTAACATGCTGCCAACGCCCAGCTCAATCGATCGTCAAGCGTGTCAAGCTAGCGGGTTACCGTGGCACATTGTGTCGGTGCCTAACGGCAGTTGGGCATACTGCGAGCCGCAGGGTTACACGCCAGATTTGATTGGCCGACAATGG